AAGCCTCCTGGGGCCCCGCCGGCGCGCGGGCCGCTCATCCGAAGACCGCCGTGGCGATCAAGGGCACGGCGCGTACGGACCGGCTGATTCTGGGCGCCTCGCCGGTGGATGCGAGCAAGAAGCGCGGGACACGCCTGTGGATGCTGGGCACGCCCGTGGCGAAGTCGGAACTCTACAGCCGTCTGCGCCTCGCGCCGCCGACAGAAGAAAGCGGCGAGCCATTTCCGGCGGGCTACTGCCACTTCCCGCGCTACGAGGAAGAGTATTTCCGGCAGTTGACCGCCGAGAGCCTGGTCAAGGGCCACTGGGTGGTTGCGCCCAACCGCCGCAACGAGGCGCTCGACTGCCGGGTGTATGCGCGCGCGGCCGCGTCGATCTATGGCATCGACCGCTTTTCAGAGAAGCATTGGAGGGAACTCGAGGCGCTGCTCCCATCAAACGCTGAGGGGCGGGCGGTTGATTCGGCTGGGCCTCGTACTGACCCAGCCGGCAAGTCGGAAACGAGACCGCGAATTGCGTGGCTTCCCAAAAAGAGGGGTTGGCTCTCATGACGCTTGAAGAATTGCAGGCTCGACGCGAGGAAATTTTGAAAACAATAGGAGTCTATCGAGTGCAATTTGGTGAGCGTTCCGTGCAGTATTCCGATCAGACCAAGGCTCTCGCTGCAATCGACGCGGAGATCGCCAAATTGCAGCAGCAGTCACAGCGCAGCGTGAGCTACGCACAATTCCAAAAGGGATGAGCAACTTATTGGACCGAATCATCGCTTGGTTTGACCCCTCCCGGGCGAGTCGCCGTGTGCATGCACGCATGTCGATGCGCGCAGCAGAACGCTTCGCCTACGAGGGCGCTCGGTCGACGCGGCGAACCACGGGATGGATCGCCCACGATACAGGACCAAACTCCGAGATCGCCGGCGCAGCGCAAAAGTTACGAGCGAGGTCTCGCGATCTGGTGCGGAACAACGCTTATGCGGCGCGCGCGGTTTCGGCAATCACCCAGAACGCGATTGGAGCCGGCATTGTCGCGCGCACGCAGCAGCAGAGTGCTGCCTCGATGTGGAAGCGATGGGTCGAGATTTGCGATTCAGATGGCGCGCTTGACCTGTATGGGCTTCAGGCGCTCATTGCCCGCACTGTAGTCGAAAGCGGCGAATGTCTGGTTCGATTCCGACCACGCAGGATAGAAGACGGCATAAATCCTCCGCTGCAATTGCAGGTGCTTGAGCCCGATTATCTGGACTCATCGAAAACAGGACCGACCGACACAGGCTATTCGATTCAGGGAGTCCAGTACGACCTTATCGGGCGACGCATTGGCTATTGGCTCTATGACCGCCATCCGGGCGAGGCGGCAACGCTCGTTGGGTCGACTCTCCCCATGAGCAAACTCGTACCGGCCAATCAGGTTTTGCACATCTACCGCAAGGATCGCCCAGGTCAGGAGCGCGGCGTGCCGTGGCTTGCGCCAGTCATCATGCGCATGCGCGATCTGGACGACTATGAGGAGGCCGAGCTAGTCCGAAAGAAAATCGAGGCCTGTTTTGCGGCGTTCATTCTCGGAGGCGATCCGGGACGCACGCTTGGCACGTCGCAGATGCAGGACTCGCAGCGCATCGAAACGTTCGAGCCGGGCATGATCGCCTACCTGGGCGACGGCGAGGATGTGAGATTTGCGACGCCTCAGCCGTCCGCTGGCTACCCAGATTACGTGAGGCACCAGCTCCGTTCGATTTCTGCTGGCCTTGGCGTCCCATATGAGGTGCTGACTGGCGATTTATCGCAGACGAATTACTCAAGCATTCGCGCCGGGATGCTTGAATTCCGGCGAATGATCGATCAATTCCGCTGGCAGATTCTCATACCGCAGTTCTGCCAGCCGGTATGGGACCGCGTGACATCACTCGCCGGAATCGAGGCCAGCGTGACGTGGACTCCTCCGAAATGGGAATGGGTCGATCCGGTCAAGGAAGCTGCTGCAGTGCAGACGAACATCCGCAACGGTCTTACAACGCTGCGCGAGGCGATCTCGGAAATGGGCTATGACCCGGACGAGCAGCTTGCCGAAATCGCGGCGACAAATGAGGCGCTAGACAAGCTTGGCATCATCCTCGACTGCGATCCGAGGAGGGTTACAGCCACAGGGGCGCAGCAAAAGGAGGGCTGACATGCCTGAACATGGAATCCATCACATTGGGATAAGCGGCGCCGCCTTGGGCGCTCCCGCGGTAGTCTACGCCGCGCATTCATCTGATAGTGGCTCTTCGCCACCAGATCTGACGGGAGCGGCAACAGAACGCGCAAATCCAGAACGCATTTCCTTTCGCGCCCTCGCTCCATCGACGGTCAACAACGAGCAGCGAACCGTCGAGGTTGTGGCATATTCTGGCATTCCGGTCCTGCGAATCGACATGTGGACCGGAGATACCTACCAGCTCCGGCTCGGGCTTGAGTCCGGCCAGGTCCGAATGGGCAGGCTGACCGGCGCCCCGGTGCTGGATTCCCATAGCGACGAGAGCGTTTCCGACCAAATCGGCGTCGTCGAGGAGGCCAGAGTCGACGGCGGAAAGCTTATCGCAAAATTGCGCTTCAGCTCACGCCCAGATGTGGAGCCGATCTGGAACGATATTCGGGACGGAATCATTCGTAACGTCTCGATCGGTGCGCTGATTTATAAGCGCGAAAAGCAACAGGACGGAACGTATCTGGCGACGGATTGGGAGCCGATGGAGATCTCGATCGTACCGGTTCCTGCCGATCCCGGAGCTACCGTTCTGAGTGATGAATCGCGGGTATTGGCCCGCTCGACTTCCAGTGAGGAGGAACAGATCATGGCTGAAAATGAGGCGGGAATCACTGCCCGCGAAACCGTAGACGTCGCCGCTCTGCGCGCGCAGATTGCGGCGGAACAGCAGAAAATCAGGGCCGCCGTCAAAGGCGCAGGCTTGGACGAGAAGTTTGCCGATGAGCTGTGCGCTTCCGGCGTGACCCTGGAAGAGGCTCGCGCGAAGATTTTCGAAGAGCTCGCCTCGCGCTACGAGAAGGCTCCGACTCGTTCGCGTGTCGCGAGCATCGAGCACGATGCTGTCGACAAGCGCATCGAGGCAATGACCACCGCGCTCATGCACCAGATCGCTCCGGGGCGATATCAGGTCGACGGGCAGAACGAGTGGCGGGGCATGCGCCTGTCGCGCATGGCCGAAGAGTGTGTGCGACTCGCTGGTCGCGGGCGGCCCGCGTCGCCAAATGAGCTTGTGAGGTTCGCTCTCAGCACGAGCGATTTCCCGAACATCCTCGCCAACGTCGCGAACAAAACTCTGCTTGATGCCTATCAGTACGCCTCTCCGACCTACAAGCGGTGGGCCAAGCAGAGCACCGTGCCAGACTTCAAGCCGGTTAGCAGGCTCCGCATCGGCGAGTTCCCGGCGTTCACGAAGCTCGCCGAAGGCGGCACCATCACGTTCGGTTCGACTACTGAGACCAAAGAGCAGTACGCGATCGCAACCTATGCGAAGGGCCTGTACATCACGCGCGAGATGATCGTCAATGATGACCTCGGTGCGATCCAGCAGCTCTTCGCCGGCATCGGCGTGCAGGCCGCGGTGCTCGAAAACACCACAGTCTATACGGTGCTGACCAGCAACCCGACGATGAGCGACGGAGTCGCGCTGTTCCACGCGAACCACGGAAACCTGGCTGGAACCGGCGGCGCCATTTCTATCGCCACGCTCGATGCCGGAATGGCGGCGATGATGACCCAGAAGGGTCTCGATGGAGTGACGCCGCTCAACATCGCGCCTCGGTTCCTGATTGTTCCAGTTGCGAAGCGTGTGTCGGCGATTCAGTTCACCAACGTTCCGAACATCGTTGTCACCAAGCAGACCGACTTCAACCCGTTCGCGGGCCAGCTGGAGGTCATCACCGACGCCAATCTGGACACCACATCGACAACGGCGTGGTTCCTCGCCGCTGATCCGATGGCCGTTCCGACGGTCGAATACGCCTACCTCGAAGGCGCGCAGGGGCCGCAGGTCGAGCGCGTCGAGAATCCGGATGACACGCTTGGACTGAAGGTCAAAGCGTGGCTCGATTTCGGTGCCAAAGCCATTGATTGGCGCGGGCTGTACAAGAACCCCGGTGCGTGAGCGCTGAGTGAAGAAGGAGGAACAAACAGATGAAGAACTATGTGCAGGAAGCCAAGACGCTCACCATCGCGGTGAGCCATCCGGCGAGCCCGATCTCGGGCTCGCCTGTCCGTATCGGCGGCTTCTGCGGCGTCGCTGTCGCAGACAAGCAGGCAGACGGCAATACCACGGTCAAGATCACCGGAGTGGTCTCCGTCTCGGTCAAAGGCGTTGACGGAGGCGGCAACTCGGCCGTCGCCGTCGGGGACAAGCTGTATTACGTCGACGCCGACACGCCTCCCATCAGCAAAAAGACCTCCGGGACTTTCTTCGGATACGCGCTCGGAGCCGTGAGCTCCGGCGCTACGGCGACCATCAACGTCCTGCTAGCGAACTGATTGACGCCATGCTGCACGATTTTGCCAGCATGGACGCAGCATGCATTGCGGCCTTCGGGAGGGGCATCATTTACCTCCCGAAGGCCGGCGGGCAAATTGCGGCGCTGGGCATTTACCAGCGCACAGCCGAACCAGAGGATACCTCGCCCGGCGTCTATGCTGTCCTGTTCGTGCGGCAGGCGGACTTGCCCGCTCCGCCCATGCGCGGCGACGAGGTTGAAATCGGAGCCGAGCGCTATTCGGTTTTCGACATCGACGGAGACTCGGAAGGCGGAGTCGTGTTCAGGCTGCGGAGGATCGACTAGTGCCCAGCGTTCGCGTCTATCAGAAGCGGCAACTCCGACTCGATCTGCTCAACTTTCGCCAGAGGCAGATGTATGAGCTGGGCAACGCGGGCGTCGCGGCGGTGAAGGCACGGCTGGCGGCAGCGCAGGGTCCCACTGATTCCGCGGCCAAGCCGCTCACCAAGCGCTACGCCATCTGGAAGACCCGGAAGGGCAGGGGCAACCGCCGGAACCTGACCCTCACCGGCGACCTGCTGCGGAACTTCCAGGTCCGCACGGTTAGCGAGAACCGTGCCAAGGCCAGCCTTTCAACCCGCAAGGCGCGCATCAAAGCCTGGGTCAACCAGAAGCGCGAGCAGTGGATGGTTTTCTCGCCGCGCAATCGCGAGGCGGTGAAAAACGCCGCGCAGCAGATGCTTGAGGCGATGAAGCCGCGGCTGGTCATCGAGCGCGCGCTCGGGGGAAGGCAGCGATGACAAACGCCCGTGAATTGGTCGACAATTTTGTCGCGCTGCTTAGACAAATCCCGGAATTAGTCGCTGAAATGGACGGCGATTCCAGCCGAATCCGCGCCTACCACGACAGTTACCCGGAGGCCTCCAGCCTGGAGAGCGCTGTGCATACCATGCAAGCGCCGGGCATCCTTGTCGCGTGGATGGGCGAGGAACCGGGATCCATCGGAGAATTGCAGGCCTATCGGCAGAAATTACGGGTCTCGATTCGCGCGCGCAACTACTACACGGTATGCGGCCTGCTGAGACATGGAGTTCCGACGAGCGTCGGCGTTCCGATGCTGCGCGCAACCGTGCATTCGTCCTGCCTGCCCATGGATCTGCCTCGCATCGAGCGGCGCACGGATGCAGAGCAGCTCGACTATTTCGAGGCGGACGTCAGCTTCCTGGAGTACGGCGATGAGTGAGAGAGTTCTGATGCGCGCCCCCTGGGGCGAGGTGATTGAGGTGGAGGCCACGGTCGAGGCGCTGAGCCCGCTGATGGCGCATGGCTGGCACCAAGTGATCCAGAAGGAGGACATTGACAATGCCGATCAGGATGCAGGAGCAGCAATTCGGCCTGGCGTTTCGCAAGCAGACTAACATTGCCACGGCCAACACAGAGGCGCAGATGTGGCGGCTGCGCAAAACCAATGCGCAGCTCCCACTCCCGACGCTCCAGACAGAGAGCGACGCCGCAGAATATGGCAAGGGCCACCCATACGCTGAGCAGGTATTTCTGACGGCGTGGCGCTCCGGCGGGACGCTAGAGAAATACCTGAGCGCGGAAATCGCCGCATGGGCGATGGCATTCGGCTTGGGAAAGGTGGTGAAATCCGGAACAAATCCGAATTTCACCTACACGTGCACCCCCCTGAATCCAACGGCTGGAGACGCAGACGAGCTGCCCTATTTCACGACTGTCGCGCAGATCCGCCCGGGCGGAACGCCAGCGGCTGATTATGCCGTCATCGGCTGCGCGGTGAATTCCTGGCAGATCACGCTTGGCAGCGGCCCCTCGCGCGAGAATTCGAAGATCACCATCGAGTACGTCGGAAGCGGCCGATTCAGTCAGCCGAGCGGAATCACTCTGCCCACGACCCTAACGGAGAAATTCCTGTCAAATGGCTCTCTCACCTTCGCGGCGCACGGCACCGACTACATCGCAACGCGGCGGCTTCTGACGTTGGAGGCTGGCTGGCAGAACAACCTGATGGTTGACCAGGGCTACTATCCGGGCTCTGGATCGCAAAACGGGGCGGCCGTGTCCGGACGAATCCTCTTTGGCGTGCAGGCTGCGACATTGAAATTCCGCGCGATGATGGACCAGCCGACGCCGGAAATTCAGCGCCTCCAGAATCAAACCGAGGGAACGGCCACGCTTACGCTGATCTACGATACCAACAACAGCCTCTCGATCACCTATCATCGCGCCGTGGTCCGGTCGATCGAATTCACCGAGGCCGACGGATTCGCTGTCGTGGACTGCGAGATCGAGCCGCTATACCACAGCACCAACGGCATCCTGACGGCCGTTGCAAAGTGCAACGTCGACAACATCGGCGCATAAGGTTGCAGACACAAGGAGCTTGAAATGTTCGATGTCGAACAGCCAATCACCATCAAGCTGAATACGCCCGCTGGCGAGAAAATCGTCCGTGTCCGCTGGCCTTCGGACGATGAATGGGTCGAGCGCCAGCGCAAGCGCAAGGTCATCGTCAAGCAGATTGGGCGCGGGATGTCCGAGACGATCGTCCCGGACTCCGCCGAATCCGACGCGGCGCTCCTAGCCAGGATCCGCCTGGACGACGGCGGTTCCGTCGACCCGTACGAGGCCTCGATCGTGATCGACAGGCTGAGCCAAGCAGACGTCGATGAGGTAGAGCGCGACGGACCGACCGTACGCGTGAAGCTCCGCACCGTTGCCGGAGAGGTCACACATCTCCTCCAGATCCCCTCCGCCAGAGACGTCATCGAGTACAGGCGTAGCTTTGCGCGCGTGGTCGACCTGCCATATAATCGCCAGGAGATCACGATCAATCTCGCCACCGCAGGCCAACTCTGGGGAAAGCTCGCGCAATCCACGGACGGCTACAGCGGCGCCGTCCCGATCATCCACCAGGCGGTCGCCGTCAAAGCCGCGATTGATGCGATCGAGGCCGGGCTCGATGATGGCGCGGACCCAAACTGACCTCGCCGCGGGAGTGGCCAGAACGCCCATCCCTGCGGTTCCTGATCCACTGGGCGCTTCGGCGCGAGGAGCTTTGCGATCCGCGGCTCTGCCCGGATGCCCCAGATGACGGAGGGCGCTGTAATCGATGTCCCTTGGACGAGCTGGATGCAGCGCAAAATTCGGAGGCAGGGCAACTGCTGCGGCGCGCGATCGATCTGCGGGCGGCGATCAAGCTGGGCGTGCACGTTACCCTAGATGACATCCGCGCTGACGAGCTAAGCGCCATGCTGCTGATCGAGGACGAGCAGGCAAAATGGGAGCAGGAGAGGGCGCAGAATGGCCGACAACAGGCTTGAGCTGGTAGTCGAGGTCGATACCAAGACGGCCAACGCCAACATCAAATCGGTCAACGCCGCGCTCGGCTCGATGGAGCAGGCAGCCGTGCGCAGCGCGCGCGGCGCGTCCCAGGGCATCGACTCAATGACTCTCAGCATGGCCAAAGCCGTAGCGGCCGGCCAGGCGATTTATGGAGCCGTAGTGGCCGCGGCAAGGGCGTTGCAGTCTCTCACTATCGGAGCCATTAACTCACAAGACGCTCTTGGCAAGACCGCGCAGAAGGTTGGCATCAGCGTGAGCGAGCTCAGCGCGCTGCGTCACGCCGCCGAGCTGAGCGATGTGACATTTGAGTCACTGACGGTTTCATTGGGTCGGTTCTCTTCGAACGTGGCAAAGGGTAGCAAGGAGCTCGATACGCTCGGCGTGGCGACCCGCAAGCAGGACGGGGCGCTCCGTGCCACATCGGAGATCCTCGCCGACGTTGCAGACAGGTTTGCGCGGATGCCTGATGGCGTGAGCAAGACCGCTTTAGCCATCGACCTATTTGGCAGGTCCGGCAAGGATTTAATCCCGCTGCTCAATGGCGGCCGCGCAGGACTGGAGGCGATGGCGCGCGAGGCGCGCGATCTGGGTCGCGTGATCGATGAGGACACCGCCAAACGAGCCGAGCACCTCAACGACAACATCACTCGCCTCAAAGGAGCACTTGAGGGGCTATCGTTCGAGATCGCCCAGCGCGCCGTGCCGGCCGCAATACGCATCACGGATGCCATCATCAAATGGGTGCGCGATGGCGGCATGGAGCGGCTCGTGCAGTATCTTCGCGACGCCGCGGAATGGGCGAAGAACATCGGGCTCTGGATCGCTGGGTACTCCGTAGTCAGGCACGTGCTGGATCTGGCGAGCGCCATGCGCGCTGCAGCGATTGCTGCCGGCGGGCTCAATGCGGCGCTGCTCGCCAATCCGTGGGGTCTGGCTGCCGCCGGCATCGCAACGCTTGGAGTGGTGCTCTACCGCGAGAAACAGCGGATGGACGATTTTCAGGACTCCGCGGCCAAAGCTGCCGAGAAAGCGGCGCTGCTGAAAAAGATCTCCGAAGGAGCCACGCTCGATCAACTGCGGAAGCAGGGCTACGACGAGGCCGCCATCAAGTCAGTCTTCGGAGGCCCTGAGCGAGCCACAGGCGCGCGCCGCCTCGTGCAGGACATCGACGTCGAGGAGCTCATCCGCCAGCGCCAGAAGGCCGCCGAGGCCGAGAAACGGTCAGCAGAACTCCTCCGCCAGGCTCGCGAGAGCGAGCTGACTGGCGTCGCGAAAATCAGCGCCGAGTATGAGCGCTACCGCCGCGAGCTGGGCCTGACTGCGAAGGCGCAGCGGGATCTCGCCGAGGCAATGCAAATCCGCATCCGCGCCGAGGCGCGCGACGAGCTGCGCAAGGCCGCCGAGGGGGCCGCCGGCGAGATGGAGCGGCGCGCGGAGCTCGACCGCCGCGCTCAGGCCGAGCGCCTGCGGCAGGAGCTTGAGTGGTCGTCCGATACTCTGGAGCTCGCCCAGCAGACTGCTCGCGAGCGCCTGCGCTATGAGGAGACAGCCGCAGAGCAAATCCGCGACGTCCAGCTCCGGCAGCTCGATCTCGTCGGCGCACAGACGGTCGAGCAGCAGATCGCGCTGCAGCAGCGGCGGCTCCAGATTGAGGAGGACTACCTGCTCCGGCGTTTCGCTTTGCGCGCCGATGAGCTGCGCCGCGAGTCCGAGCTGGAGATCGCCACAATGGAGGCGATCGCCCGGGCGCGCGGTATCGCCGAGGAGCAGATCGCCGCGCGGCGAGATGCCATCCTCCAGGATTATGCCGAGCGCGCTCGACAACTGGAGGCCCAAACCCAGGCCGCCATCGACGCCGCGCGCGACAGCGCAGCGATCCGGCAGGCGCAGATTGTGCGCGACCAAAACCAGAGGATCTTTGACTCGTTAAAGCGGCAAGCGGAGGGGGTGTTCGATGCGCTGCTCACCAGATCCCAATCCGTCTGGTCAGCAATTGGCAACGCGCTCAAGACGGCGCTGCTGACCGCGATCAAGGAGGTCGTCACCAGCCGAATCGCCGCCATGCTGATGCAGCTCTTCGCCGGCGCGCGGCTTCCCGTCGGCGGGGTTCGCGGAGCAGGCCTCGGCATGGCCGGCGCACTGCCTGCGATGGCTGGCATGATCCCTGGGGGCGCGATGGGCGGAATGGGCACGCCGCCGTTCGTGCCTGCTGGCGGGGGTGGCTTCGGAGGATTCGGCGGGCTGCTTGGCGTCGCCGGAGGCCTCGGCGGCTTGGCGACTGTGGGAGGCCTCGGATTAATGCTCGGGGGCATGGCCCGTGGTAATGCATTAATGACGATACTAGGCTCCTCGCTCGGCCTCGCGCGTGTAGGCGTCACGGGCACGCAGCTCGGCATGGTCGGCGGTGCCGGAGCCGGCCTAATCGCCGCCGGACTAATGCGGGGAGGCTGGGGCGGGCTCGGCATGAGCGCCGCGGGCGGGGCGATTCTTGGACTTCAGTTCGGCGGTCCGATTGGCGCGGCCATAGGCGCTGGCATCGGCGCCGTGGCCGGGCTGGTGCGGCTGTTCGTCAAAGGCGCGCAGGAAAAGGCCCGCGAGAAAATCAAAGCGACTTACGGCGTCGACATCCGCGAAAAGAACGTTCTCCGCGAGGTCGTCAATATCTCCAAACAAGCCTTCGGCGGGAACCTCGACATGGCCATCCGTAGCCCGCAGGTTCGCGACCTGGTAGAGCTCTATGCGCTGTCGACGGGGCAGAGCACCGCCGGGCTCCCGGCCACAATGCGTCCAGTATCAATGCTGCAGCAAGGCGGCAGCCTGTTCCAGCAGAACACCGGATTTGCTCTCGACAGAATCGATGCGGGCGCTCCGAGCGGAGGCGCACCGATCGTCATCAACATCAGCGTGCCGGGAGCAAAGGAGTTCTTCGAGAAGGAGACGGTGCGCGTCGTAGTGGACAATCCGCGCGCGGTGCAATCTGCGACGATGTCGGCGATGAAGGCAAATAGCGGTCGGCGCGAATCCGCTGCGCTGCAGCTCTCGCCTGGTCTCATCACTGCGTAGGAGGTGCAACATCAATGCCATGGGAGGCTGTTACGGCGATCTGCGCGGTGATCGTGATCGTTGGCTCGCTGCTTGGGCTGTTCATCCGGCAAGCCATAGGCTCGGCGGTGACCCGCATGGAACTGCATCTGCTGGAAACGCTCGACCGCAGGTACGTACAGCGCGTCGAATGGGAGCAGTGGCTACGGAGGTGTGATGAGAGGCATGAGCTGGATTGAGGCTCTCGAGCGGCAGGCCGGGCACATCATAGTCGGCGTGCTGCTGCTGCTCATTGGCGCGGGGCTGTGGAAGCTCGGCGTGCCGAAAGCGGAGGATGTGCTGCCGTTCGCACTCGGCGTGATCGCGCGGTCGATGGTGGCCGCGGAGGAGGGTCGCAACAATGGGAAAGCTGATTGATTGGATCAAGCGACTGTTCGGATCGCTGGGCGCCGGTGTCAGCCTGGGCATCCGCATGGCAGCGCCGTACGTCGGCGAGATTTATCAACTTGTGCGCCGGGCCGCGGAACTCACTCCGACGCGCATGGACGACGAGATTTTCGCGCTTTGCGATGAGCTCGGCGTGCCGCGCCTGCTGCGGCTCCCGGCCAGCAGAGAGGACCGCGGGAAAGTGATCGCCGATATCATTGTAGCCGCAGCAAAAAAGCGGTGGCCGGATGTGCCAGAGCGGCGCATCAGGCGCGCGATTGAGCTGGCTTACGGAGCAATGCGGCCGTGACGCGCGAGGAGGCCATGCAGCAGATCGCCGCGGCTGCCGTCGATGTCGAGCGGCGAACGGGCTGGCCGGCCGAGGTGCTGTTCGCGCAGTGCGCACTTGAGAGCGGGTGGCTCAAGAGCGCCCCTGGGAACAACGCCTTCGGCATCAAGTATGTACCTGGCCGACACGCGCAGAAGCAGCTCCTCCGTACGCGCGAGTGGTTTACGACGGACGAGCTGCGCGCATGGCTAGAGCGCATGCCGGGTCGCGCCGTGGTGCGCGAGGAGCAGCATACGGACAGGCTGGGGCGACGGCTCTACGTCGTCATGGACTGGTTTGCCGCATACCAATCGCTCGCCGATGCCTGCGCCGACTACGTCCGCTTGCTCACCCGCGGACGCTACGAGCAGGGGTGGCGGAGCTATCAGGAGACGCGCGACTGGCGGCAGCTCGTACGCGACATCGCTGCGGTCGGCTACGCTACCGCGCCTGACTATGACAACAAGGTGCTCGCAATGCTCGATGAGCGCGCGGCGCAGGCTCTCGCAGCGGCGAGGGCAGCTAGAGATTTGAGGGAGGTGTGACATGAGGCTGATTGCATTGCTGGTCCTGTGCGCCGCGAGCGCACTTGCGCAGGGTGTCTATCAGATCACGATTCCGAGCGGACAGGCCGTCAGCGGCGAGTTGGCGATTGACCCGCGCGTCACCGGCATGAGCCGGTCGACTGCGATGGCGCTTGCGATGCCGTCTGCATGGACGGCTGCCGACCTGCTCATCGAGGCGAGCACGGACGGCTCGACGTGGCTTCCGGTGTATGACTCGGACGGCGCGCGCGTGCGGGTCAAGGCTGATGCAAGCCGCATGATCGTGCTCGATGGGTCGGTGTTCTGGGGTCTGCCGCGCATCAGGTTTCGCTCTGTGGCCGTGGGCGGCACGAGCGACGTCAACCAGGGTGCGGCCCGGGCGCTGACCGTGACCGTGAGGTGAGCCGTGAAACAAAGCCTGTACATTCTGTTCGCGCTGCCGCTGCTTGCGCAGCCGCCCGCGCCGCGGGCGAAGCCAACCCAGGTCAAGGTCGGATCAACTACCGAGGCGGCAAGGACCATCGAGTTTGTGCCGGGCACCGGGACAACCTACAGCCTCTCATGCGCTGACGGCACCTGCTCGGTGACGATCAACTACACGGGCAGCGCGCCGGATGTGGTCGACTATACCGGGGCGGGCCGCACGGCTCCGGTGAAGACCGGGACGACGCCGCCCGGGAGTTGCACGGTGGGCGATTGGTTTTTTGACACGGACGCGGCGGCCGGGAGAAACATCGCTCTTTGCACGGCGGCCAATACGTGGACGTACCTTGAGGCTACGTTCGCCACGATCAATGACACAATACTAACGCTGCCGAAGATCACGTCCTACACTGTGGCCACACTTCCGACTCCAGGTACTGTCGGGCGGCTGGCGGTAGTGACAGATGCGGCGGCAGCGGGCAGTTGTACGGCTGGTGGCGGCGTGGCTTTGGCTCTGTGCCGGGACAGCGGCTCGGCATGGGTGCCGCTGGGCGATGGCGGGTCCGGCGGCGGTGGCAGCGGAAACACTTACATTGGCATGCCCGCAGCCAACTGCCAGTTCGGCGCGGGCGCGACGAGCTTTTCGCTCCGCGCGGCGGATGCGCCAACGCCGACATGCTACGAGGGCACGAACATCAATCTTGGCGTTTTGCAGTTCGCGGACACGGCCACACAGAGTGTGCAGACCATGCTCCGCCCTGAGGGTACGTTTACACGGATCGATCTACTGGGCCACTGGCGCACGTCGGCTACGAGCGGCAGCGTGGTTTGGCAGATGCAGACTGCCTGTGCTGGCGACGGGGATGGGACAGATCCGTCCTGGAATACTGCGCAAACCATTGTTGACGTAGCCAAATCGACGGCCAATCAGCTCAACCAGTTTTCGCTTGTGGGCGTGACTTCGTGCAGCGCCGGTCAGACGATGTGGGTGCGCTTTTTCCGCGATCCAGCGCACCCGAGCGACAATCTGAACGCGACAGCCGAGCTTATCGGTTTGACATGGGTGATTGTCAGATGATTTTCCTCGTTGCGTTTCTGCAAGCGTATATCCCGTTTAATCTTCCAGTTTTGCCGTATCAGACAAGCACATCTTCATGTGCGCTGAATTCCGCTGCGGTAAAGTGTGCTCACGGCCTTTGGATCGACAAGACGACGGACATAAAACATGTCTTGTTTTACGTCGGAACCGTTACCAGTGGTGATACGATCCGCGTAAGCCTACAATACGCTGATGCGGCAGGCCTGCCAAGTGGTACACCACTTGTCAGCACGTCGCTGGCAGTAATGACCGCCATGCAAAATACATGGCAGGAAATCACCTTCGCAACAGCACATTCAGTGACTGGAACGCCACGACAGCTCTTTGTGATCTACGATTACGAGACTTATACTTCGGGGAACCTGAATATCAATGCCTATGGTGGATCCGATGCTGGATGGCGAAACGTCAACGGCACATATAACGGGACATCATGGACGTTAAATGAGAGACAGCCATCTTCATTTATCCGTAAATCCGATGGCAGTGTTGTTGGGCTAGGCGCATTCATTAACTCGACCGGCGGAGCCTCTCGCAGCTCCAGCAATAACCCAAACGAGGGTGGCATTGCTTGCACGTTTGATAGACCGGTGAGGATTGTTGGCGTGGCTAGGATGGTCAACACAAGCGTTTCGGCAATCAACAGCGTCTACTCCATCTACCAGGGCAGCTTGTTGCTGTGGTCGGTAAACTCGCCAGCTGCTGATACAACAGCCTCTTCTGTCTATGTATGGCTCCCAGCAATGCTTGACCAGCCAATCATCGCACAGCCGGGGACAGAGTACATCTTCGCGTGGAGGCCAACTACTACTACTGCCAGCGCAATTACATTATCGAGTCCTGGTTTTCCATCGCAGTATAACGACTGGTTCACAGCCTATACCGGAGGAATGTGCAGGCTTGCCACGAGGCAATATGGAGGGGCGTGGACGTATAACAGCGGCACCCAATTGTGGTATGTCTACCCGATCATCGAAGAAATACTTGGGAGCGTGCAATGAAAAACATGGCAATGCTTCTGGTCTTCTGTTGTTCAGCATTTGCCCAGATTGCGGGTTTTGGAAGCATCTCGTATGAGGAATCCGCATCATATACGCTAAGTGCGGATGGACAAAAAGCTGCGGTACTGTTCCGCGTTCCGCGCAATTTGACAGTGTCGGGAGTTCTGTGGGCAGCGTCCCCTGTGACTACTGGCGATACGGTGCGCGTCAGCATCCAAGGTGTCTCGTCTCTGAGGCCAGATGGCAACATTATCGCGTCCGGTACCACTTCTGTCACAGCGTCCGGATGGCAGAAGACGCTGTTTTCGTCACAGGTTACATTGGCAGCGGGTATCGATTATTTCATGGTGTGGGATTATCCAAGCTATTCCGGCGGGAATATGGCAGTGCTTGTGAATTTGCAGGGCGCTCGTTTGCTGTCGCACTACCTTCCGCTGCGGGCGCGGTTCGACGGTAGCAGCTGGACGGCGAGCTATGACAGGTCTGGCTCGACAGCATTCCTGCTCTACGACCACAGCGGGGCGCTGGTGCCCCACGTGAGCGTTCCGATCGCAGCGTACTCCGGGTCGTACATTGGCGCAGGAGGCAAGGCGGCTTTTGAATTTACAGCGACCAAGGCCATTACGATTGCCGGGGCGCAGTGGGTTTCCAATTCGGATCAGGTTTTCGCCGGCGAGATTCGCCTTTATCGCAACGGGACGCTGACCGCGCAGGTCTCCATTCCGACATATGGATCCACGGCCACGACGCCCAATCGCAGGTATGCTTACTTTGCAAATCCGGTGACGGTAGCGCCCGGAAACAGGGTCAAATTGATCTTGTATTGCACGGGAGGCTCTTGGAAAATATACCAAGCTCGACAAATCGATCAGCACGTTGATATGTGGCCGCTTTGGAATTGGGTAAAGCGATTGTTCTCATACGTAGAATCTCCTATGTGCGGAGCGGCGGACGCATCTGACAACATTACATCTACGACACAGTGTCATTTGTTCTTTCCGATCTCTGGACGTAGCACAATCCTTGGCGGAGGTTTCATCACCCAGCAATGAAGGCCTTTGCGCTTTTGATTGCGGTATCAGCCATCTGTGCGGGGGCGGATTACTACGTGGCCCCTTACGGATCGCCCACAGCGGCAGGAACCATCAACGATCCGTGGTCGCTGGGCAAGATCTGCACCGGGAACGCGAACCCATCGCCGATCCAGCCCGGGGATACAATCTGGATGCGGGGCGGAGAATACATCATCACTGCTCCGCTTTCCTGCAAATTTGTTGGCACTGCATCGCAGCGAATTGCGCTACGGGCCTTTCCTGGAGAACGACCGGTAATTGTTCCTGATTTTTCCAGCAATGCATTCTGCGCTGCGTTCAACAACAGCCAATATTTCGACCTCTGGGGCATTTGGTGGGTATACAGACGCTCAAGGATCGAGTTGATCGGCGGTAGCAACCCAGTCGGCAACGCAGTCCCTAGCGGATTTGCGATGACATATGGGGTGTACAACAGATCCATCAACAACGTAACATTGGGCCCTGGTGATGCAGTTGGATGGGCGCATGGATCAGACAGAGGCACGCTGATCTACGGGCACGTCAGCCATACTGACGGAGGAGAGGGCCCTGATCGGGGACACGGAGCCGTAGCCTACCAGCAGAACTATGACTCGATAGGCGAGCCGGAATTTGTCGAGAACGTCATCGCTCTGTCCGGCTATCGTACCAGTCCCGCATGGCAAGCCACCGCTTCGCAGGCTGCATATATGCAGCGCATCAGGCTCAAAAACATCATCAGCGCTGTGAGCCTGGGGATTGGCAGCTATGGAGGCTGCTCAATCTCCATGAAGGAGATGTACCTCCAAGACTCGCTATTGTTCTATGGGGTGAGCCTGCCCTATGGCTGTAATACTGCGAAGGACGCCGTTGTCACAGGCAACCTGATGGCGACCAGCTATATCAATGCTCGCGCCAGCGGCGGTACCTATAGCAACAACTGGGCCGTCGGGGGCTTCTCTGTCACTACCTGCTCCACTCTGCCCGAGGGAGAAGCCTGCACAGCTCCTACTGTGAGCGGAAACCAGACCGGAACGCCCACCAGCAATTGGGTCGTCGTCTATCCAAACACGTTCGAGGAGGGTCGTGCTCACATCGGAATCTATAACTGGGAAAACACAGGCAGCCAGCAGGTCGACATGAGCGGAGTCTGGACGGTGGGCCAATACTACGAGGTGATCGACGCGTGGAATATGGTCGGACCGCCTGTGTGGAGCGGTCGGTACGAAGGCGGCTCCATCACCCTGCCGCTGGATGGACGCGCAGGCACCTACCGGCCCGAGGGCCGGACGGACGCCTGCTGGCATGTCGGGCGCGAGACCTGCTGCACGAGCGGAGACTATGTGTGCGCGGCGACCGTCGCCGAGCTTCCGACCAGCGTGCCGCTGTACCAGCCGGGCATTACCACGAGCGACTGGCGCATCTATTACTGGGGCGGCTCCAGCTGGATTGATAGCAGCTACAACATGCCCGCACAACGCGCCAAACCGGATCTCGGGCGCGGCAACGGAAAGCTCCATGCGTTCATCGCCCGGCGACCGCTCCGCGCTGCGCAGCGTACGACGGTGAGCTGGGTCGGAACAATGGCTGATACCGTGGAGTACCAGGCAGATGGCATATGGTTCCCCGGATTCAACAAACAATGCCAAGGTACGGTTTGCAGTGCCGAAATCCTGGGGTATGGCGGCTATGGCTCCTGGAGGCTCAATGGCGGGTCGTCGATGGTTGCTTTTCTGCGTTAGCCTCCTGCTCGCCGCACAGACGCGAGTCAGCGGTCCGCGCCAGGTGCGCGACTTCATCCCGATGACGGGAGGCTACTTCTACGCGCAGGGCTTCCAGGCCCAAAACATTTCAGCCGGATCTTGTATCGAGTTCGCAATCCCTGCGCCCGGTGCATCGTTCGGTCAGCCTGTGATGCCTGGCTGGCCTCCGGATTTGCCGGACAAGACTGTGGGAATCATGCGCTCAGGACTCGACAGCGTCCTGGTGCGCCTGTGCAACGTTGGATCGCAGCCTGTGACTGTGCCAGCAAGCACTTTCACGGCTGCATTGTGGAGGTAGCAATGCGAAAGACTCTGATCGCAGTGACCATCGCCGGAGCCACCATCTTCGCCCTCGCCCAGACCCGCCCTAGCATCAGCCAGATCAGAGGCCCCGTGGTCGCGGATGGTAAGATTCTGGCTCTCGTGAATGGGCGAATCGCCACCGTCTCGATCGGCACCGGCGTCCAGCTCGTGCAGGTTGGATCGGGCTACGAGCTGCGCGTTGCGCCTCAATCGGTCAGCGAGATGCGTCTGAGCCGGTCGGCGACGGGTGCGTGGACATTCCCCGCCGCCTGCCCCGCGCCAGTAATCTACCGCAACGGACTGCGCCAGTGGCCGGGCCTTGATTACTCCATCGACCAGGGCGCCGTCAGATTTTCCGACTCGCAGGGCGACCCGAGCGAGCCGGACGACGTAGTGATCGCAGAGTGCCACTAGGAGGTGCCATGATGATTCAGGACCTATACGCGACCTCGGTATACCAGCGCCGCGACGAATACGAGCGGCGCACCGGAAAATCATGCCCGATCTACGACCCATCGAAGCCCCAAAAATACTGGGAAGATCCAGGCCTGAAGCTCGGCCGGAAAATCGGTCAGGCCATGCTTTACGAGTACGGTCTCGTGCGCACGGAGGCGGGAGATTGGACGATCGGCCCGTTCGTCGTCCCGGTCGCTGAGGCCGTCCGCGTGAACATTCCTCCTGACCAGCCGTCTCCAGCGGGAGCAAATCCGGACGTCGTTCCCGTGCCTCTCACGCGCGGCCTGCTCCCGGGCGAGAAAATCCGGCTCGGATTCGGCGGGATTCCCGTGCTGACCACCGCAGCGGAGGAGCAGACTCAGCAGCAGGCCTCTGGCCACTTCACGGCTGCTGACCGAGCCGTGCTGGTCGAGATCCGGGACAAGCTGCGAGAGATCGCGAAAATTCTGGGAGCCTGACATGCCCCGAGTCTGGCTGTGGTTCTCGCGGCCACAGCGGCCGAACTGGTTCCAGCGCCTGATCCAGTGGCGGCAGCGCGGCCCGTGGTCGCACGTCCGAATGGCGATCGATGCGGGCGCGCGCGGATGGGAGGCGCTCGAATCCCGCGAGGGAGGCGTGCGGCAGTGGTTCGCCGCGGAGCTGCCCGCTGATGTCGCAGAGGTTGTGCCGGTCGAGGCGACCACCGCCCAGATCGCGATCATCAGGGGCTGGTGGGCCTCTCATATTGGAGCGGCCTACGATGCCGTCGGGCTAGTCGAGATTTTTCTGGGGCGTCCGACGAGCGACGATCGTGCATTCGTCTGCTCGGAGGCCTGCGCGGCATCGCTGCGCGCGGCGGGCATTTTTCGCTTTGCCGACCCGCGGGGCGTAGACCCCATGCAGCTCTGGCTGATGGCGCGTGCGCGGGAAGAGGCGCTGGATTCATGCAGACCGCTCACAGACTGATCGCCAGCGCTGCGCTCGCATGCCTCTGCTGGCTGGTCGCCGAGTGCGCGCTGACGGTGCGCCGATGGCGCAGCGTGCCGGAGGAGCTCATCGCCGTCGCTGATGCGCGCGCAGCGGAGACCGTCGCTCTCGCCGACGAGCAGATATCGCTGCTGCGGCGCGACGCCAGAGAGGAGCTCGCCCAGACGAGGCGCGAGCTCAGGGAGGAGATCCAGGTATCGCGCGTGGGGCTCCTTGCACGCGCGGACGCCGCCGGGGCCCGGCTCGACGCCAGGACGGCGGCAATCGAGGGGGCGGTGGTCGGCGTGCTGAGCCGGGCTACAGAAACCGCGGCCGAGGCCACCGCCCTCCTCGCGGACGTAAGAACAAATCAGCGCGATTTTGTTCGGCGCATCGACTACTGGACCGACTGCGAATCGAACGGCCTCTGCTGGCAAGGGCTGCTGACCGACACGCTCATGCAAACCCGTCAGAGCGCGCTCGCAGTTGGGCGCGCGGTGCCGGACATCGTGAGGGCTGCTGACGGCGCTGCCCGCGGCATCCAGGCGACCGCGGAGGCATCGGCGCAGACGAGCGCCAATCTCGCGCGCCTCACGCAGCCCGGTCCCCGCTGGCTGCGCTATGTCGGGCTTGGGGCGAGCATCGCCGTGCCGGTCAGTCAGGTGGCGCTGCCGTTTGCAGTGAGGAGTGCTCGATGAGAAAATGGGCCGCCGTTGACAAGCTGCGCGAGGAATTCATCGCGCCAGCCGTTACAAAATCTCACGTCTGCGCCGACGAAACAAAACTGGTCAAGATTGACCTGCGTGAGTCGGATGCCGACCACATCGAGATCTCGCACCTCACAGACCTCCAGTATGGCCACAAAAATTTCCTACGCGAGAAATTCGTTGCCTACCGCGACTGGATCCTCGCCTCGCCAGTGCGCTACTGCGTGCTCGGTGGCGATCTGATTGACGCAGCGACGGTCCTGTCCATTGGCTCGCCGTACGAAAACACTGCCGAGCCAATTGACCAGGTGAGCCAAGTCGTGGCGCTGCTCGCGCCGCTCGCCGAGGGCAAGCGGATTCTGGGCTACGTCGGCGGCAATCACGAACGGCGCACGATCGCTACTTTCGGCGATGTCGGCCGCTTGATCTCGCAGCAACTGGGCGTGCCCTACAGCCGCGGCGTGCAGCACATCGACATCTGGTTCGGCGAGCACGCGCCATTCAAAATGTCCGTCTGGCATGGTGGCGGCCATGCACGCACGAAAGGGGCGAAAGCACAGATGCTGCACCGATTCATGGGTCAGGCCGATTCTCAGGTTTACATGGTGGGGCATCTCCATGATGCCTTTGTGCTGTTCGACTGGCGGCATCGCCGCAAACACGGAAAAATCCAAACGGAGAAAATCGCAGGGATTATGTCGTCGTCATTTTTGGATTACTGGAACAGTTACGCCGAGACTGCTGCGCTTGCGCCAAGCGGGACCATGATGGGGCGCGTCATACTCGAGCGCTCCGGCAAGTGGGAGGTGACGATGCGATGAAAGCATGGGAGCAGGTTGACGAGTTGCGGCGCGCGGCAGGCATCGTCACCGACGCGCTGACCGAACCGCCCCCGGACTCATGGACGGCCGAGGAGTACGGCCAGCGGTATGGCGTTACCGTGCACACAGCCCGGCTACATCTGGCCAAACTGCTGCGGGCGGGAGCAATCCAGTGCTGCACCATCAAACGCGGGCGCGTGTATCAGAGGTACTATTGGCTCGCCGAATCGAAGCAGTCATCTGGCCGCCGGCGCTGAAGCGCCGCTGGCATGCGGCCGCCCGCGCCGCGTGGCCGCGCGAACATTACGGCATTCTGCTCGGCCGACGCATTGAAGCAACGGCCGCCGCAGTCATCGAGCAGATCTGGTCGCCGCCCGATGTCGCCGAGCGTGCGAGCGACTCATGGGTCGCGCCGCACCCGGACTGGATGGCTGAGGCGGCGCACATCGCCGAGGACGAGGACTGGCAGGTGCTCGGGGACATCCACACGCATCCCTACCGGGAGCACGAGTACTCTCAGATGCGCCCACCCGACAGGACATTGAGCGAGGCTGATGTCCGCTATTGGGCCGAAGGAGCACTCGCGGGCATCACGGTAGTCTGGCAATACCGCGGACGTCTGCGGGCCAGCACGTGGTTCTGCCGGGCGCCGGGCGAGGTCGTGGTAATGGAGGCGCAGCAGTAATGCCAGGATCTGTGCAAAACGCTGCCCCGTCCGCCGTGCTCCCGGCGAGCCTGTCGACTGCGTTCGCACGCGCGCAGAGCTACCCGGTGCTCGATAACGTGTACCGAAACGGCGAGTCTCAGCGCTCGGCGCAGGCAACGAACAGCCGGAAATCCTGGATGCTCTCGAAGCGACTGACGGCAGCGCAGCTCGCTGCGCTGCGCAGCTTCTACGAGGCTCGCAAAGGCCCTGCCGAGCCCTTCTACTTCTACGACCCGTACGAGACCAGCCCGAAATTCTCCCACGACCCGACGGGGCAGGCAATCATTGGTCGCTACACCGTCCGCTTCGATGGGCCATGGGAACAGGCTTTGCAACTGGGCAGGATTGATGCGTCGCTTGCATTGATGGAGCTTGCCTGATGCCTGACTACATCGGAAACATCCCTGTCCCCGAGATCACGCCGAGCGGGACATTCCCGCTGACGCCAGATTATCCAGTCGAGATGCGCCGCGATTATGAGGTCGCGGTGCACCAGTTCGGCAGCGGCAACGCCAAGATCGAGCAGCGATTTCTCATCGGCACCGGCGTGCGCCGTTGGACCATCCGCAAGCGTTTAGTCCGCGATGCGGAGCGCATTGCGCTGCGGAATTTCTGGGAGAGCAAGTACGGCCCATACGGCGCGTTCACCTTCAACGCGCCCCGCGAGGACGGGAGCGGCACGGATTCGGTAACTGTCCGGTTCGCCAACGAGCCGCTCTCGTGGGAGGTGATCTCCGATTGGGCCTGCTCGCTCGGCGTGACGCTCATCGAGATCCCGCAGACGACGCCATCCTATCCGCTCAACCAGTCCGTCAATCGCTTTCCGCCGACCGCATTGCAGACCGCGCTGCTCTCGCAGACGCAGGAGATCATCCCGCTCATCCGCATTCAGCCGCTTGAGCCTGGCTACCCGGCCATCTATCTATCCGATCGCCGCTGCATCATTGGCGGTCAGCTTTATCAGGCGCGGCTAGTCCAATTCGACGGCATCTCGCAGTCGATCGGCGCTGAAACGGATGAGGCCAGATTTGTTTTCGGAAACGCCGACCGCGTCATGCGCGATCTCGCGAACGACACGGACCTGTACCGCGCGCAGATTTCGTTCGGCCTGTACCATGTCGGCACAGGCATCAAGCTCGATCTGTGGTCCGGCAACATCACCAACTGGTCGAGCGACAGCGGGCCGGAATTCGAGGTAACTGCTGCCGACGGGCTCTACGAACTCAATCTGCCCTACCCCACGCGCCGCATCTCGCGCACCTGCTGGAAGCAATTCAAGGGGCCCGGCTGCCCGTATTCGGGTCCGCATGAGTCGTGCGACAAAGGCTTCGATACTCCGAACGGTTGCCGGGCGCATGGCATGGACAACTATTTCGGCGGCATCATTGCGAAGCCGCAGGGCGTGCGCATCAAGGACAACTCGACTGGCGTCTGGGGCTTCGGGCGCTCGACGCTTACCTCCGTCTCGCTTGTGGCGGACTCGATTTACGACCAGGTAGTGCCCGAGATCTACACCGACTCGGCCATGCCGGTGAACGCCAAGATCGCCATGGGGCGCGACGAGAGCGATTTCTACGCAGCCGTCGGTATCGTGGGCGAGGGGCCGCTGGGCGCATACGGAGCGGGGCACAAGCTCGATGGGCAGCCGCACCACGGCTATCCGGGGCCGCTGGGTCTGTTAGAAAATCTCGGGCCCGATCCCAATCCGACGCCATTCGGCTTTGACACAGATGGCCCCGCGATCACCGAGCGCACAGCCGGGACGGCCTTCGTCATGATCCGGCGCTCGGACTCCAAAGGCTTGCAGCTCTCGCGGCTCACAGAGCATGCGATGGAGGCCGTGGTCTCGCAGGGCTTGGGCGGCTGGAAGTGGACATCGCCTGGAAACCGCACGTGGCAATCCGCTCTGACTAACCCGATCTGGGTCGCGGTCAACATGGTCATGCGAGCGCGGGGGCTGCGGACCGGGCAAAACCTCACCGCACAGCAACTCGATTTCGCAGAGACGCTGTTCGATGTCGATGCAGCCGTTGCGGCAGCGGCTATCTGCGACCAGCAGGTCGCCAAGCTCATCGGCTCTGGCACGGAGACTCAATTCAAATTCCGAGGCGTCCTTCAGGAGGAGAAACCCCTTCGCGACTGGCTCCAGGAAGTCCTGATGAATTGCCTGGGCTACTACACCTTCGCGAACGGCAAGCTCAAGTTCGGCGTGCGCGTGAATTCATCGACGGCGGAGGCATTCACCGAGGGCAACATTCTCTTTAACAGCCTGCAGCTTGCGCCGTTGCGGCCATCATTCAATCACCTCACGGCGAATTTTGCCGACGAGGATTACCAGTACGTCGCCAACTCCATCTCGCTCTACGACATCGACCACGCGACGCTGGTCGGAGGCGGTGCGGGCCCGCTCTTCCTGAAGTCCACTGTCAACCTCGCTGGCACAGCATCGAAATCCCAGGCCGCGCGCATTATCACTACGCGCCTGCGCGAGGAGCTCGGAGGGATCTCGCAGAGCGAATGGGAGCGCGCGCGCCATGTCGCCTTCAAGACCACCGTGCTGGCGCTGAACACCGAGCCCGGCATGGTCTGCTCGCTCACGCATCCCGACATGCCTGGTGGCACAGGCGAATTCCGCGTCACCGGCTGGCGGCTTAATGGCGACTACAGCATCGAGGTGCAGGGCCGGACGACAACGGACTCCATGTACGACATGCTCGTCGGCCCGAAGCCCCAAGACGTCCAGCCGGACCCGGTTCCGCAAGAGCAAGTTCCGGAAATCCCAATCAAAAATCTCAACGTGGTCTCGACGTCTCTTGATGATGAGACGCAACAGGTGACGATCAAGTTGTCCGGGACGGCGCCACAACTTGAGGGCCTGTCGCATTTCCGCTGCTATGTCGAGACACCCAAGGAGGATGATCCAAACCCAGCGAATCCCACGCTCCCCGGGCAGCTCTTATTTGTCGCAAATCAATACGCCAAAACAGGGGAGCCGGTGCTCCTGGAGCTGTCAGTGCCATACCCGCCATTCGCCTGGCTGCAGGGGCTCTCATCAAAAGAAGTCCGCTGGATTTTGTACGTCGCGACATCAACATGGCGAGAGGATGTTCCGCTGGTCAGGCTCACGCAACTGAGCCCGCCGCAGCCTGTCGGCGCTACGCCGCACGTCTCCGTGCTACTCGATTTCACCGCGTGGGTGCTCTCTGGAGGCCCGCAATTGTCGTCTTCTGCAGAGATCCAGTCAGCCTCGGTGGAGTACCGCGATACCGAGGGCGGCTGGGCATATCGCATCACCATTACGCTCGAGGGAGCGGCGCTCACGAACATCGACTACGGCGGCACGGACGTATGGCTGCGCTTCACAGACGAGCCCGCGCCGGCGCAGGACGAGGGCTGGACGACGCTGCGGCACGTCGCTGCGCACAATGCCGGCGCGCCCGCCACGGTGCACTCTGACTGGTACGAGATCCGGCCGGGAACGAGCACGCAGTTCTATCTGCGCCCGGTCAGCCGGAGCGAATCCGGCGCTATCCGCCGGTGGGGCCAGCAACATGGGCCGACGTCCATCGCGCTGGGGCTCGGCAGTGTGCTGCCCGGCGCGGGGCACAATTTCGGACTGCAGGCCGTGCTCGCTGGCTACTGGGACGATGGCAACGGCGTTCGCCTCGGGAAGGTGGATGTCTCATGGACGCCTCTGCCAAAGACCGGCATCATTTACGGCATTTGGGAGGCGAGAACGTCGAGCCCTTCGCCGCCGGCCTATGTGGCGTTTCAGCGCACTGAGGCGAACACGGCGTCCAGCGCTCTCACCATATGGGTCGCTCCACCGAAAGGCGCCGCTGAATATCTCCATCTTGCGCTCGTCTGCAACGTCCCAGACGATGGGATTTGGCCATCGCCTACCGACTATCCGCCAGGCAATCTGCCCATCGCTTCTGTGCTCCTGCCCATCGCCGGGCTGAGCGATCAGGTTACCGGGTTCTCCGTCACGGTGGAGACTGACCAGACCCAAGACATTCCGCGCGGGCGCTTCGTGTTCTCGTTCACTCCTCCGTCGGACCCTGATTACCACCACGTCCACATTTACCGCAGGCCTGCAAATAGCAGCGGGCAGCCAATCGGCGATTGGCTGCCGGACAAGGTCGCCAGCATCATTACTGGAGGTCCGGGCGGCTGGTGGCCGCTTCCGAGCGCCCCCGAATACTGGATCTTCAGGGCCGTGGCCTGCAACAGCCTCGGGCAGGAAAATACCGCTTCTCCTCCGGAATTCTTCATCTCGGTACCAACGTCGGCAGGGGTAAGCGCAACCAAGGCGAAGCCGGCAATGGCGATCGGTCCTCTAACGGTGGATGGCTCAGGTCGGATCACCACGGCGACCAATCGCGATGTGCCTGTCATCGTCGGCAGCGATCCGACCATGCTGCCCTATCAGGGCAGCAATTTCGTCTATTGGACAGCCAACGGCAGGATCTACCGCTGGAATGGATCAGCCTATGTGGCGGTCGTCAACAGCTCCGAGATCAAAGCGCAGCTTCAGATCGACGGCCTCACTGCTTCCGAATTCGCAGCGAGCATCGAGCCGATCCGGATTTTCAGTTCTGTTCCTGGGGCCTTCAGCGGGCGCACCATTTACAACACCGCCGACGGCAAGCTGTACCGCTGGAACGGAAGCGCCTATGTGCTCCCTCTCACTGGCCTTGAGATCAAGGACCAGCTCACAGTAAACAAGCTCGAGGCCGGACAGATCTCGGCTGGCGCAATAGGCACGCAGCAGCTCGCCGCGACAGAAATTCTGGTTGGAGGCGGTGGCGGAAAGCCTCCGCGCTTTGTCGTCAAAGACGCATTTGGGGCGACGATTGGCTTCGTGGGTGACGACGGCGTGGGCTTCGTCGGCATGTGGTCGGCGCGAGGTCGGTTCGGCGGGACGTTTTCGAATCCGAAAATCGATTTGTCGTCTACGTCTGCCCAGCTCAACGATGTTGTCCTTTTGGTGAATTCTTTGGATACATACTCATACACAACGGAAATATCTCCGGCAAATGGGCTGATGGTGTCCAGTTCCGGAGGGAACATCCGTGCCAGGCTGCGGTACGGCAATCTGCGATTTGAGCCGGTATCAGGAGGCGGTCCGTACAGCCAGCTAGAAACGTCCGGATTAATGGCCGATGCTACATCCATCTATCCTCATGCATTCGCGCGTTTGTACTCTGGCTCCGGTATGGCTTATGTGGAGGTTGGAAACACCAGCACGCGCGGACTCAGGATGGTAGTCTCATCCACTGCCGCAGCTTTGATATCTCTTGGGGCCGGAGCATACGTGGCTGTGAACGAATACAGGCTCGGCTCAAACGTCGTGATTGATTCATCGTCAAATTTCCGTTGGGCCAACGTGTACAATGAGAACCTGGATCTTGGCAGCCTAACTGCCACAAAATGGGTGCCTGCATATGACAGCTCAGGCAACTATCTGGGAAAAATCCCAATAATCCCGTAAATCAGGAGAGACAAATGCCGATTATTCAAATCGAATTGCCGGATGATGTTTACGACGCGCTGAACCAGTGGCGTCGCGCAGCAACGCAACCAAAACAGGACCCGGAGAACCCTGAGCGCACAATCGTCGAGCCACTGTTCCGGAACGTCGACGATTACCTCCGCGAGGTCCTCAGGCAGAACATCGCACAGGTCCTGCATGGGCGTTACGACCCGCCATCAGTGAGGCAGCTGAAGGAGCAGCTTCAGGCGTTGGAGCATCAAATCAAAGAAGCGCAGTCGGCCATTGTCAATGTCCGCACCGCTGCGCCGAAATCGTGAGGTGAAACATGGCTGTTACGACGGCCGCGAAGAACTTCGGGCTCGATGGCATTCTGCAGGCCACGCTGACCGTGAGCCTGCACACGGCGGACCCTGACATCAATGGCGCAAACGAGGTGACCGGGGGAGGCTATTCACGCGCCGCCATCATGTTCGCGCCAGCTTCGGGCGCGCAGAGTTCGAACAGCAATGCGGCGTTGTGGACCAATCTGCCGTCCTGCACTGTGACGCATGTTGGCTTGTGGCGCGGTTCCACATTCCTTTTCGGCTCATCTTTGACTCAGGCCAAGACGGTGACGGCGGGTGACGGCTTGGTGCTCAACGCTTCCACCTGGGTCGTGCAGATGTCATGACGCATTTCGTCTCGCCATGCTATCCGCGCTGGGGCATTCTCACTGGCACATGGCGCAGCTATACGCAGTCATGGCGCGGTTTTTGTGCTCCGCAGGCGTTGATGTCGACAGACCCGGGGAATGCGACGGTTGCCTACGCGATGCATGTTGCGCCACAAGCCGTCGCGATCGGGGCAATATCTCCACAAAATGCAGGCGTGCTGCCGCTTCGCGCGCTTCAACCGCAGCTTATCGGCTTCACTGTAATCCCGGCGCAGGCTCAACTTGACGGGCCATTTGCATTTACGATTGCGCCAGCGAGCAGAATGCAAAGAGGGAGGGCGACATGGCGAACATCATAGTGCTTACCCTGGATGATCCGGTGGACGCCAGTCTCAGCAGCATCAACTCGAATTTCACGGCGCTGAACACCGAGCTGGGAAACCATCAGCACAGTGCCTCCGCGATCAATTCAGGCGTGCTGGCCACCGCCCGGCTCGGCTCCGGCACAGCGTCGGCTTCCACGTTCCTGCGCGGAGATCAGCAGTGGGCGTCAATAGCACCGAGCGATATCACAGCCGGTGGTGCATCCAGCGGCAACCTCATGCGCTGGAGCGGATCGGCGTGGGAGCCATCTGCTGGGCTAATGGTAGATGCGTCTGGCCGCATTGGTATCGGCACCGCGGCGGCTCACCCGCTGCACGGCAACGCATCAGCAGACTGGCAGGGGTTCCGGTTGGATCGCGCCGGCAGCGCAAGGGCGCTGATTGCACAAGACAGTGCTGGTGGTGTGATTCAGCTTTTCGACTCATCGCAGAACATGCGGCTGCAATTGCATTCCGGCTGGTACAGCAAAATACCCACTCGGTTAGGCATCAACCTTCCTGATGAAGTCTGGCCGGACTATCACCTGCACGTCTACGATCAGTCCGCCTCAGCCACGGGCGTCTGGGTCGAGAACAACTACGGCGCAGCGGGCGCGGTGGCACAGGTGCGCTGTCTGTCGTGGTCGGGCACCGGCACTCCGGTAGGCAGCTACTTTGTTGGCCATGGTTCCCGGGGCACAAAGGCATCGCCAGTAGCGGTACAGACGGGTGACCGCTTGCTTGCACTGATTGGCACCGGGCAGCAACAAACGACACAAGGCACAGGTGCGATGGTATCCATCGAGGCGGCCAGCAATTGGTCGGATAGCAACCGGCACAGCTTGATCCGGTTCCTGGCGAACGGCCCGAATCAGGCTGGATTCCCGCCGGCAGAGAGGATGCGGATAGAGGGAGAGGGCGCAATGGTGTTGCAGCCGGCGATGCAGACGCCATCTAATCCGGCTGTTTCCTCCGAAGGCAAGATCTACATCACGAACGGAAAATTGGTAATCCAGTACAACGATGCAGGCACCGTGCGATACAAATACCTGGATCTCACCGGCACGGGCGTCACCTGGCAGCACAGCACCACAGCCCCGTAAGTCCGCGCATAGATGGCTCACCACTTCATCACACTGGCGCGACTTTGCTGGCAACATCTCGCGCCATTTCACACCTTTACCGCTCATTAAGACAATTTAATCCGCTCTCTTCTTGCCCGCGCGGCGCTCGTGCGTGCATCATCATGCCATGACGCGCGAAGAATGGCTGGCTGCCAGACGTACCGGCATCGGCGGCTCGGACATCGCCCCCATCCTTGGTCTCAGCCCGTGGCGTACGCCGCTCGACGTCTATAAAGACAAGGTAGAGGGCGCAGACCAGCCCGAGACCGAGGCGATGCGCTGGGGCATCATATTGGAGGATGCCATCGCGCGCGAGTACGCGCAGCGCGCTGGCGTCCGCGTCCAGCGCATCAACGATCTCCTGCGTGCGCCCGGGCGAGACTGGGCGATCGCCTCGCTCGATCGCGTGATCGTGCCCGCAGGTACGCGCGCGCGTCTTCACAGTGGCGAGCTGCGCGGGGCAGAAGGCGTCCTCGAATGCAAGCTCGTCAACGCATTCAGCGCCGACCAATGGGGCCACGGCGATGATCCGGACGCGGTTCCTCTGCACTACGCGGCCCAGTGCATGTGGTATCTCGGCGTGACCGGGCTGCCGTGGTGTGACGTCGCCGCACTCATCGGCGGGCAGCGGCTCGTCGTGCGGCGAATCGAGCGCGACGAGGAGACCATCGCGGCCATGTTCGCCCGCGCTGAAACGTTCTGGCGCGATCATGTTCTGGCGCGCGTTCCTCCCCCTCCAACAACTGCAAAAGAGGCCGGGCAGGCATGGCCAAGCGACAATGGAGAATCGCTGGAGGCAGACGAGCAGTTGATCGCAGCCTACAATGCCGCGCGCGAGGCGCGCGCCCGCATCACAGAGGCCGAGAGTGATTACGAGGCGGCAGTGGAGCGCATCAAGCTCGCCCTCGGCGAGCGCAGCGCGCTCACGCTGCAAGGCCGTCCCATTGCTACCTGGCGCGCAAGCGCAGCGCGCCAGAAGGTTGACTATGAGGCGGTGATCCGCGAGGCGAATGTGCCAGCAGAGATCATCGCGAAGCACAGCACAACACAGCCCGGCTCACGCCGGTTCGTTCTCAAGGAGCCCAAATGAGCACAGCACTGAAGGCCGCCGTCACTGGCGGCAGTGTCCAGCAGCGCCGCGCCAACGACATTGCGGCGCTGCTCAACGATCCGAAAATCAAACAGCAGATGGCGCTCGCGTTGCCCCGGCACGTTACTGCCGACAGGCTGGCGCGCGTGGCGCTGACGGAAGTGCGCCGCACGCCGGCGCTCGCCAAGTGCGATCTGATGTCGTTCTTGGGCGCGATCATGACATGCGCCCAACTCGGGCTTGAGCCAGGAGGGACCCTGGGTCATGCCTACCTGGTCCCGTTTGAGAACCGAAAAGCTGGCCGCACCGAGGTGCAGTTTATCATCGGCTACCGCGGCATGATCGATCTGGCTCGCCGCTCGGGGCAGATCCAGAGCATCGAGGCCCGCGCAGTCTACGAGGGCGATCGATTCGACGTGCGGTTTGGGCTCGACAGCGACCTCAGCCACATCCCGGACTTCGACAATCCCAATCGCACGCAGCCGGACAAGCTGCGGTTCGTTTATGCGGTGGCCAAGCTAAAGGACGGCGGCATTCAGTTCGATGTGATGTCCCGTCGCGAGATCGAGGCCGTGAGGGCGCAGAGCAAAGCAGCGACGAGCGGCCCATGGCAGACGCACTACGAGGCGATGGCGCTCAAAACTGTCATCAGGCGGCTTTTCAAGTACCTTCCAATTTCGATCGAGCTCGCGCAGGCCATCGAGCAGGATGAGCGCGCCGATCGCGGAGAGCCGCAAGAGTCGCCGCTTGCAACTGGAGATGTGATCGAGGTCGAGGTCGCCGAGCCGCAGACCGATCAGGTGCCTGCTCCGCGGACGGCGCCGGAGGCTGACCTGATCTCCGGGGCGCTAGGCGAGGACAGCATCGAGGAGGCGCGGCGATGACAACAGACCAATCCAATTGCCATGCGAGCAACAAGCCGCCGAGCTTGCCTATGCATCTGCAGTGCATGGCCAACCACATCAAAGACCTGGCACTGCTTCTAGACAACATCATCGACCAGGCCCGGGAAGGTGCATACAGCAGCGACCGCCTGATGGTGGTCGCATCGGATATTGCAAGCGCGATCAATGAGATTGCCACCTCGATGATAAAGCGCATGGTGCGGGAGGTACAGGAGGAGCAGAAATGACGCGCGAGGATTACGCCCTGGCGATAGCAGATACCATCGCCGCACTCGCCGACCTCGAGCGCCGGCGCGCAGAGGCCATGCGGGAATTTCGAGAGACCAAGCAACAATTCGAGACCGACCTGCGCCGCTATTGCGCCAAAATCCGCGGCGAGGATCCGCAGATGGATCTGGAGGAGCAGCTATGACCCGCGAGGATCTGCTCACCTGCTGGATCTCGGGAGCGCCGATCTCAGCACTGGCGCGGCTGCTGGGCGAGGAGCCCGAGGCGCTCGAAGACGGTCTCCGCATGGAGTTGCGACGACTGGCCGAAGCCGAACGATTACCTGCCGGACGCCCGCAGGGCTCCAACGACCGGCCTGCCGGACATCGGCGGGTCTCCCGCAAGCCAGGCGGCAGCGCCTCCTCTCCCGCTGCCGCCGACCTATCCGGCTACCCAAAGCCGCTCCAGGACCCCCGCGCGACAGCCCAGCGCGCGGCGTGGGATGCTCTTACCAATGCGCCCGTGACAGTGCGCGATCTCGCTCAGCGCACCGGGCTGGAGCTGCCTACGGCAGATGCTGCGCTGCGTGCGCTGCGCCGGCATGGGCTTGCCGCTACCGACGGCAGCGTGCCGGCGCGATGGATGAGGAGGCAGCCATGACAGAGCTTGCTCTCGCCTGCGCGGCTCTCGTAGCCGCCGCTTGCCTGCACGTCGCCCATCGGCACCGCTCGCTCGCTGAGCGGCTGGTGGACTCTTTGTACCGCGCCGCGGCGATCTCCTACGCCGCGGCGCAAGCCGCGGACAGCGCTCTTTGCCGCTACCGCTCGGCGCGGCAGGAGATCCGGGAAAGCCACGTCCCGATGTATGCGGAGGTGAGGTGATGGCGCGACGTCTGCCGCTCTGCGCTTGGTGTGGAGGCACACTCGCGCGGCAAGCGCGTGTCGTCATGACGTGGGAGCGGCTCCGCCCAAGACCTGCCATTGGCTGGCATGGCATGAGCGATTGCACGAGCAACGATCCGATCTATCAGCAAATCCTGCAATGCATGCGTGATCAAGAGGACCCGCGGCCGCATATAGCGGCCATACGGGAGCGGGGCCGAGGGAGGGTAACCGAATGATACGAGCTGACGATGTTGCCGACATCAAAGACACTCTCGCTGATTGCCCGATGGATGGGCTATGGACTGTGGTCCGGCGCGGGCGGCCCGGGGGCCGAATCCGCATACTCTGGCGCTACCGAGGTGATGTGCTAGCTCGCGCGCGGTACGAGAGGGAGCGGATTCGGGCGCGGCAGGGCATGGTCGGACTGGTCGATCCCTATGGACGCTTCGTGTCCTACTACAGCGCCCCAATGGCGAGAAGGAGATGGTGAAATGATCGAGCTCACTCCTGCCGACGTCCTGCGTCTCCGCGCTCTCGGCGTCTGGGCCGAGCCGGAGCGGCCGAAGCGTAAGACTGCGCTCACGCGCGACGACGAAATCATCATCGCGCTGAACGACCACATCGCCGATCTGGCGGCGAGCGAGCGCCTCGCCCGGGCTGAAGCCCGGCGCTGGCGTCTCTGGGGCTGCCTCGGGCTGCTGTGCGCGGCTGCGAGCATCGCGGCGACGCTGCTTGCGGCCATCGCGCGGAGAGGAGGGTGGTGATGGCATCGCTACAGGAGCCGCGAGGCATCATGCGCATGGCGCTATCGGCTCAGTACGCACTGCTATGCGCGCTAGTGCGCATCACTCCGTGGCCCTGGCTCCTGGAGAGCCACGGATGGCGTCGTGCGTGGGCAGTGTGGGTGTTTGCGCTGCGCTGGCGGGTGGGCGAACGGATAGATGGCAGGATTTGATAACACCGCAATCAGTTGCTCGAAGGAAGACCATGGAGGTTACGATGCCACTTCCTGACCCTGCCGATCTCGCCGGCATGCATGATGAACGCCGCAGGCGCGAGCAGCGCCTGTGGGTGAAAGAGCATTACGACCAGATTCAGAAGCTGGTTTGCAAGCTGCATGAGGCGCGCAAGCTGGCCCTTGGCCTGTACTCTGCGGACGATCCCGTGCCGGAGCTGATTCAGCACGCGATCTGGGAAGCAGAGGAGGAGCTGGAGGATTGAGGAGCGCACACATGGATTACTATGACGACCTGATCAGACAGCGCGAAGACACCGAGGCCTCCGCGACCATCGCAGACGAGGCGCGCAAGCTGCGCCGGCGTCTGAGCCTGATTCGTGTGATCGCGGCGTCCGCTGCCGCCAGGGAATTGTGCATGAGAGGGCTCCCGGCACCGCCTAGCTCATGGCACTTTGCGCAAGGCTGGTGCGCCCTGATGCGGGAGATGCGTATGGCAAGAGCCGTGGATGGACCGCTTCCGCTGGACGCCGTGCGCATGATTGCGTCCGGCTCATCGATCGACGAGCCGCGGCCTCTGATTATGAGTGCGGGGCTGCTCGTGAGCCTGATGCAGCATGGATTCATTCCACCCGATCCGTGCCCATCGGAGGACTACGAGCGCGGCTGGCAAGCAGCATGCCAAGCGCTCTGCGACTCACACGAAGCGCGCATGCTGCTGGAGGCGTTGGCGGAGGCGAGAGAGGTGCTGGAGCCATGATGCGCCCCACCGAAAACCAGATCGCCCAGCAGATCTGCGACTACCTCCGTCTCCACGGCTGGCGCGTCCACCGTCTGGAGGCCGACCTGCGCGGGCCCCGCGCTCGCGTCAAGCGCGAGGAGATCGGTACGCCGGACTACATCGCCGTGCGGCAGTGCGCCGATGGCCCAGGGTGCGATGTCTGGTACGTCGAGGTCAAGCGTCCCGGCGGACGGCTGCGCCGCTCGCAGCAGATCTGGATCGATGACGCGCGCAAGCGCGGCTGGAATGTGGTCGTGGCTTCGAGCGTCGAGGATCTGGTGGCGGCAGGGATGGTGTGGATGAGGGAGGATTGAGGAGGGAATTATGGCTTTGCCGATAGCGCCAAACGTCGACCATGATCTGACTATGTCGCGAGGCGGTTCGCACCCGCCGTGTGACGTGGCAGCGCAACAATCGGCCGAGGCTCCCGGAAGGGAGCCCAGGATCGTCCAGCGCGTGCTCGCTCTGCGGGCCGCGCTGGACTGGTCCATTCCTTCGCACCGAGAGCTGTACCAGGAGCTCAGAGATCTGGGCTGGCAAGCAGCCCACTACCGCAACATGATGCTGCGCGCGAAATGGGCGCAGGCATACGGCTGGACGGCTCCGAGTGCTCCAGATGACAAGGCCGCCCCGAGCAAAGAGGTGCGTCAGCGGGAAAAGGGCGAGCTTTCCGGCGACGCCTATAGCGCCGCCGAGATGGAGGTGCAGGGTGTCTGGACGCGCGAGGGCAAGCGCATCATCGCCGGCGCGCCCCTGCCCGAATGGCGACCAGATGCTGCTCTGTCCGTCACCGGCAAGGCGAAGCGCGAGGACTCCGGCGTCCAGCTCGTGAAGCGCGGCGACGAGTACGTTGTGCGGTTGCGCGCTCGATCGAACAAAGACCCGCGCGGCTCATGGATCGAGATCCCCGTCAAGCGCGGCTCCGCGCGCGACGAGTGGCAAGGGCCGATCCTCGACAAGATGCTGTGCTGGGAAATCTCGATGAAAAAGGCCACCGTGCACGTCGAGCGGCGCGGCATCACGGTGCGGATCACCTACCCGCTGGCGCTGCCAGCGCTGCCTCCGCCGGGAGAGCGCCGAGCCGTGATCTCGATCACGCAGGACGGGAGATTCCTGGTGCGCACCGAAACGCAAACCAAATGCTTCACCGACCGCTACCAGCACTTGCTGCGGCGATCGGACGAGTGGGAGCTGATCCGCCGCCGCGTGCTGGCGCAATGCGGACGTCGCAAGGGGCACGCCCGGCGCAAGCGCGAGGCGATCGCGCGCCTCGGCTGGCATGATTGGCTCAACGACTTTCTGCACCGCTGGACGGCCGAGATTGTGCAGTGGTGCCGATCGCAGCTTGTGGGCACGATCGAGATCGCCGAGATTGGCGCTTTGACGTGGCCTGCTGCGCAGTTCCGCCAGTTGCTCGCCTACAAGGCCGAGCAGCATGGCATCAGCGTCGCGACCGGCGCTGACGTGACCACTGAGCCCGGCGAGCGGGCGGCTGAGAGTGAGCTCCGCCGCCGCTCAGCCAAGGCCAAGAAGCGCAGGGAAGCCCTGCGAGAGATCACACACCAGATCAAGGAGACCGAACGATGAGCATTATCTCGACGAGCGAACTGGATGCCATCGCGCGCCGCGGATTGACCGACATTGAGGCGATTTTCAGCGGGCACATGGACGACGACACGATGGAAAAAGCCAACATGGCGATCAAGCTGTTGCGCATCGGAAGCGGCCGCTACAGCGCCGAGACCAATCGCATGGCGCTGGCGTTCCGGCTGGCGCGGACGCTTGAGGTACCGAAGCAGGAACTGGTGCCGCTCTGGCGGCAGCTCGCGGGCAGCGAGGCTGCCGAGCGTGCGCAGAAAGCCATCGAGAGCGCGCAAGCCGATGCTGGCGCGAGCGCCCATATAAAAAAGGGCAGGTAGAAGGCGAATAAATGGCAGCCTCTCGCAAACCTGGTCGCACGGCATTGCAGCGATTGGAGTTTGCGAGAGGCTGTTGCAGTAGCCGAGGAAGGATTCATGGAGTGCGAGTTGCGCCTCCGCCCCGCGTGCGCCCCGCGTTTTCGCCTGTTGCAGTAGCCGAGGAAGGATTCATGGAGTGCGAGCAGCTAGCGCGGTCGTGCAATCCAATCCACCCGCGGTCGCAGTAGCCGAGGAAGGATTCATGGAGTGCGAGAGCAACTCGACGCCAAGCGAAACGGCGCGCACGAGTTGCAGTAGCCGAGGAAGGATTCATGGAGTGCGAGGGGTTCGGGTACAAGAAGCAGACCGACCTGCAAACGTTGCAGCAAGCACAGGAAGTTTCATGGAGTGCGAGATGTCGGCGTGACCAGGGCGCGAGAAAGCGTCTACCTGGGTCGCAGCAAGCACAGGAAGTTTCATGGAGGTCGAAATGAGCATTGAACCACGCCACCCCGAATACCGCTACGGCTCCGTCCGCGGCATCATCGCCGAGACCGCGGAGCGCTTCGGGCTGGTGCCCCAGGAGATCACGGGCTGCCAGCGCAGCCGGAGGCTGTCCGCGGCTCGCCGAGTGATCGCGCGGTACCTCTACGAGTGCGGCTACAGCCTGCGCGAGATCGGCATGGCTCTCGGCGGGCGGCACCACACCACGATACTTGCGCTGTTGCGCACAGACAGGAGGCCGACATGAGACGCAATCATCAGACATGGGAAGACGTGCTCGCGCGCCATCCATGGGTGGTCCGGTGGGAGGGCACAGGCGGAGCATCGCTCACATGGGCCGAGAGCGGCCTGCGCTATTGCTCCAACGAGGCGCTAGCGCGCGCCACGGTCGCAGACTACATCAACGCCTGCCACAGGCGTCAATTCCGCCCATGCTGGCGGATCGACAGATACACCGGTCGAGTGTGGGTCTGCGTGGATGCGAGCACTGACCTAGCAGAGGAGATCGATGGATCTGCCGATTAACCCGTAGGCCTGGCACGCGACGGGGACGAATTGCACAGATAGGAGACCTGAATGAGACCGTCACCATACGAGAAAATCGAGCATGACAGGAGGGAAAAATGGCGCAAGTTTCGAGAGCGCAATGGCATGGATGATGACGCGCCGTTCTCCGGAAAGCACCCGCTCATCGAATGCTACGAGGAGGCGCTGGACGCGCTGAACTACCTGGACGAGGCCGACAGGCAGGTCAGGCGGCTGCCAGATCGCCCCGACGGAGTATTGATAGGCATCAGGATAGCGGCCGGCCACGTCAAAGAGGCCGCCCGGTTTGTCCTCGGAGCCATCGAGGATCTGCGTGAGCAGGAGGCATGGGAGGATGTGCAATGAGGAGCAGGGTGATCAAAGCCGAGTTCTGGGACGACCCGGATCTGGGCCGCATGCCGGACGGCGCCCGCCTCCTGTTCGTCGGGCTCTGGTCGCTCGCGGACCGTGAGGGTCGCCTGCTGGACTCACCAATGATGATCGCCGGCAGCATCTGGCCGTACCGAGACGATGGCATCATCGACGACGTGCGCCGCTGGCTGGAGATGCTCGCATCCGCCAACTACATCATCCGCTACCAGACCTGCGGTCACAGTTACATACAAATTCGCACATTCAAACGCCATCAGCCTATCCACCCGAACGAGAGATCAAGCCGCATTCCGCCGCCACCGCAAATCCGGGACGATGACGGCGGACGCCACAGCGATGCATCACCATCATCGCGACCTCGCCACGACAATGTAACGACGTCTCCAGTACATTGTCAGGACAATTCCATTACATTGTCAGGAAAACGTCCTGACAATGTCACGAGAAACTTCACACATTCACACGAATCTCGTGACATTGTCACGACAATTCCCGGGAATTGGAATGACAATGTCAGCGTTACTATTACCTCTACCATTACCTCTACTTCAGCGGCGCGTAAACTCCCCAACACCCCCCTACCCCCCACAGATGCGCCGCCGCCGCTTAAACATGTGGAAAAACCTGTGGAAATCTCGCCAGGCAAGGCACAGCAGACTGGCAGTGCTGTGTCGCCGCCGCTGACAGACCCAAGACAGGCCATATCCATCCTCGCCGAGCGCCGGTCGATGGAGCCGCGGCAGAGGAGAGCGCCACCGCAGCCGCGCACGGAGAGCGAGCTGGCGGTCGCGGTGGTCGGTCGCATGCTTTGCGACTGGATGGACGGACGGGCTTCCGCGCTCGGCCCGCCAGACGAGGCGCTATGCCGGCGGCTGCTGGAGGCTCACGGGATGAGCCCGGAGCGCATCGGCGACTGGCTGCTCGATCTGCGCCGGCGAGGCAAACACCCAGGGAGCGTCCAGGGCTGGGGCTGGTTCGTGGCGCTCTCTGAGGCGGCAGTCGCATCCTGATGCCCCGCCCTCGCGCAGATTTAGCCCAGGACGAGCCGGAGCGGGGTGGGGAGTGGGTTGGGTGCGGGCGTCGCGCGGCGGCTCGTTATAGGGCAAATTAGGAGCCCCGGCAGCTTGACCGGCTGCCGGGGCTGTGGGGGCGGGAGAGGATGGGCGGATCAGGAGCCTCCGGTGTGGTTAGTGTCGGTGGGCTTGGCTGGAGTTGTCTGGGGAGCGGCACTCTGATCGAGCGCTTGCCAGAGCAGCGACTCGATGAGAGCGCTCATGGAGCGTGCCTTGCGCCGCCATCGCTCGCGCTCCAGGCGTTTGTGCAAACCCGGGGTTATGGAGATCGAGAAGCGTGGGCGGGACATCTCAAGCTACCCCCCGGAGTGCAGATTGGACACCTTCCAGCCACGCCGCGATGCGGCGGGCAACCCGTGCCATGCGGCCCGTCAATTGGATCGTGATTCGCATCCCTTTTCCTTTCTGCGGCAATTCCGCGACGCCCCTCGCGGGGCGTTTCGCCCGGTGCCGCACCGGGCTCGTCAGGCGGCTGTGTCCTCTGCCTCGCAACGGTATGCCGCTGCGGCGATCTCAGATGGTGCAACGTACGCGCCCTCACTGAGGGCGTCCCGCAGCAGGGCGGGCAGCCCGCCGATGCGGTCGATCTGATCGTCGTTGTAAGTCACGGTCACATCGCCAAGAGGCGTCTCAATCTTGGCAATGTATTCGGCTTGATTCTGATTCCTGGTCGTCATTTTTTAGATCCTTTCTGCGGCGTCCTGCCGCCATTCACACTTTAAGACTATCACCACTTCACCGCGCTGTCAATACTTTTCTGCATTAAACTTTGTTAATCTGCGAGCAACACAAGCGCGAGCGCGCAATCCTATAGCTATCAATCAGATACAAGCACCAACACACATTTCCCTTGACAAATGTTTCGGCGCGCGGCACGATAATCATGAGCGCCGGAGCGCCTGGTGGGTGGTGGACCCCTCCGAGTACTCCGCATTATTGCCCGCTCATGCGGGCCGCGGGGCTGTATTGTCTCAGATCCCGATCTACTCAGCGGCCGGGCGCCGCATGGATTACGCTAGCGAGCGCGAACTCGCGCAGCTCGATGCTCGCGGTCTCGTTGCGCGCATCGTGCGCCGGCGCGACGGCTCCCCTGCTCGGGCATACCTGCGCCCACGCGACGGACTTGAGGCTCCGGGCAGGCTGACGTCGTACATGGGTCAGCGGTACAGCTATCTCCAACATCTCCAGTGCGGCCAGACATGGGTGCTGCGGCGGCTGGGGCGGGGCGACGAGCTCCGCCCCATTTTTTTGCGGGTGTTGACTGAGTGCCTCGTAATCCATTGATGGCACATGAGTTATTTGGCGCGGGTCCTTCCTCGCGCGCGGCGCGGGCGGGTGGATTTCTTGCGCGATTTCGCTTGCGTCTCGGTTCGGAAAAGGTTGTCGGTAGTCGGTTGTCGCCATGTCGACCCGTCTTGTAGCGCCCGCGATGGCGCGACGTATCGAGCTCTGGCCGGTTGACAGGCTGATCCCATACGACCGCAATCCTCGCACGCATTCCGAGGAGCAAGTCACGCAGATCTCGGCCTCGATTGCCGAGTTCGGGTTCGTGAATCCGATCCTGGTTGACTCCAGGGACGGAATCATTGCTGGCCACGGGCGGTTGCTGGCGGCGAAGAAGCTTGGCCTCGCCGAGGTTCCGGTGATCGTGCTCGATCACCTGACTGAGGCGCAGCGGCGGGCGCTGGTCATCGCTGATAACCGGCTGTCAGAGTTAGCCGGATGGGACGATGAGCTCCTGAAGCAGGAGCTTGCGGCGCTGGAGGAGAGCGGATTTGGTCTGGACGTCATCGGTTTTTCAGACGAGCAGATCGCAGACCTGCTCGGGACCTCAGACTCACCGGAAGAGCAGCCAGAATCTGGAGACGAGGAAGAAGGGTCCCGGGCGAACATCATCGTCAGGCTGTCCATCCCGGCTTCGGTCTGGCTTGGAAATCGTCAGACCATCATCGAAAAACTCGAAGCTCTCGGGAAGAAATACCTCTGGGATTACAGGATAGACGAGTGAAAATCGGCTACCTGACATGTGGCAGAGATGATTTCGGCTACGGCTTGGCGCTTGTGCTGGATGAGGTCAAGCACCAGGGCCACGAGATCTATCGCATCACGCCCCGCACCTCGAAGCTCGTCGATTGGCTCGTGTTCTCCGCATTCTGGTGGGAGCACATCTACGTTATCGCCGACTTCCTGCGGAAGGCCGGATGCGAAAAAGCAAAGACTCGCAGACCGAAGACCGTAATCGGCGGATTCAACACGATGAATCCCTACGCCTTTTCCGGCCTCGTGGATTACGTCTGTGTCGGCGACGGTGAGGGCGTGCTGTCTCATCTCATCGATGGCGAGATCCCGCCGTGCGTGCTGTACGATGGCGGCCCAACTCCATCTCCCGGTGTTGCTCCGACACTGCGACCATTTGCGCACGAGACAAACAACGTCGCACGGATTGAGGTCGCGCGCGGCTGCAAATTCGCTTGCACATTCTGCGCTGTCACATTCTGGAAGCCCTACCGCGAGCTCCCGCTTGATGGAGTTGTCGAGGCGCTGAAAATGGCGCGGTGCAAGCGAGTGGCCCTTTTCGCGCCGGAGCCTACGATCCATACGCAGGATGAGGAGATCACGAAGATCGCTCACCGCATGGGCAAGATCCGCGTTGACAGCGACGTTCGAATCGACCGAGTCACGCGGCGCAAAGATTCCGTGCCAAGGGTAGGCGTCGAGGGCCTAAGCGAGCGTTTGCGCCGCATGGTAAAAAAGCCATACCGCAACGATCAGATCGTAGAGGCCGTACGGCAAGCAATCCAAGAAGGCCGCCGCGGGATGTTCTGGTACATGATCCTCGATTTGCCCGGGGAGAACGAAAGCGATTGGGAGGAATTCGCGGAGCTGCTGCGGCGAGTGAGCGAATTGCCCGGCGCGGACAAATTCGTTTTGAAGCCGAGTCCGAACGTATTTCTGCCGACGCCCCATACCCCAATGCAATACGAGGCCATCCACTGGGACAGCGACTACAGGACCAAGTGGGAGAAGCTTTTCGGGCGCGGCGAAGACCGCGATTGGGGCGTAATCATGGCCGAGCGCACGCGCGTGTTTTCGCCTGGAATGCGCCTCCTCGCCATGCTGAGCATGCGGGCTGGAGAGGAGTTCGCCGAGATCGAGCGGCAGCTTACCAGAGACAAAGCCATTGCGGTCAGGGCGGGGCGACCAGTTGTGCTGGACCAGCGCCGACTGGCATCTGTTCTCAACCGCTTCGGAGGACCGGAGCGGTACTGCGGCAAGATCGTTCCCGGTACTGCGCCGTGGGACAGGATTACCAGACCGCCGGCGCATCAAAGGCTCTCGCATTTGTTCCAGATTCAATCGTTTGCTCCGGCGGCTGCCTAATGACTGCGAAGGGAGATGCAAATCAATTCCATGCCTTTGCTGAGCCTGCGCGCCTACGCCAGGCATCGCGGGGTGAGCCTGGCGGCCGTGCAAAAAGCGATTCGGTCCGGGCGGATCACGCCCAACGCGGAGGGGCTGATCGACAGCGATCGCGCCGATGCCGAGTGGAAATCAAATACACGACCCAGCCAGCATCGCGCTCGTTCGACTGCATCAGCAGCCCGGGAGCCTGCGGAACAGCAAACGGCAGGTGCGATCGATTACTTCCGCGCGCGGGCCATCCGCGAAAGCTACCTGGCGCGGCTGGCCAA